ACTATACACCTGGACATGGTAACACTTTGGCTGTTGCTGAAGCACAAGTTGCTGCTGCTGATATCCCTCAGATGGCGTTTTCAATCGATAAGACTACTGTGACTGCAAAGTCTCGTGCTCTTAAAGCTGAATACACTACTGAATTAGCGCAGGACCTTAAGGCTGTTCATGGTCTTTCTGCTGAAACTGAGCTGGCAAATATTTTGTCAACTGAGATTCTTGCTGAAATGAATCGTGAAATCATCCGTACTGTTAACGTTAACTCTGTTACGTCAACTCGTGGTGCTGTTGCTGGTACATTTGACTTTGCTACTGCTGTAGCAGATACAGATGGTAGATGGTTAGTTGAAAAAGTTAAGAATCTTGTAATGAACATTGAACAAGAAGCTAATCAAATTGCTGTTTCTACAAGACGTGGAAAAGGTAACTGGTTAATCGTTTCTCATGGCGTTGCTGCTGCATTAAATTCAGCTGGCGTTATGGATACTGGTTTAGGTCTATCTGGTCCTCAAGGATTTGATTCTGACGCAGCTGGTTCATTGTTTGCAGGAACTTTAAACGGTCGTATGAAAGTTTATATCGATCCATATGCTACAGTAGATTACTTTACAGTTGGTTATAAAGGTGCTAACCCTTATGACGCTGGAATGTTCTTCTGTCCATACGTTCCTTTATCAATGATGAAGACTATCGGCGAAAACGATTTTCAACCGAAAATTGGTTTCAAAACACGTTATGGTGTTGCTGATAATCCTTTCGTTGTTGCTGGTCAAGGCGCGAACGTATACTACAGAAAACGTAAAATTCTTAATCTCTAGTAGATTAGTAATAAACGTTTCTAAAGTTACAACTAAAACCCCCTTCATTGGGGGTTTTTTTACGTATAAATATAACTATGCCAAACTTTCTTAATCCAAGTTCTTTTGTAATGACGCTAGATAGCCAGACATATTCTGGCGCTCAGTTTACAGTACAGACTATGATACTCCCAGATGTAACTGTGGAAGGTGCACCAGTACCATTTAAATCTATTAATGTAGGGATGGCTGCAGATAAGATAACCTTTGGTCAATTAGAATTAAGTTATCTAATCGATGAGGATCTTTTAAATTATAAAGAGATCTTTGATTGGATGAAGGTTGGGGTAGAGACAAATCATCAACAAGCACTCATTGGTAATAACCACGTGAGAGATCTAACCCTCACTGTAATGAACTCTGCTAATAACGTAACTAAACAAATCAATTTTATCGATGCTTACCCGACAAGTCTTTCATCGTTACCATTTGATATCACAACAACCGATGTAGAATATCTTACTGCGGTTGTAACATTCGCCTATAGCTATTACGAATTCATATAAATAAATAGGGCAACGAAGCTCCCACAATGACAACGAAGTCCTTTTTAATTTTAAAAGGAATACACAATGAAAACATTACTAGAATACGTATGGCTAGATGCCGAAGAGCAATTACGTAGTAAAATAAAAATTGCTGAAGGAGATATACAAGAACTAAGCTTAGTTCCAAAATGGTCATATGACGGTTCGTCTACCGGCCAAGCCACAGGCGATCACTCAGATTGCATACTTACCCCCGTTAAAATCTATCCTAACCCATTCCATTTCAATGGATGGCTTGTTATGTGTGAAACAGAAAAGAGATCTGCAATAAAGTTTGAAGATTCTGATGACTATTGGTTTGGTTTTGAGCAAGAGTACTTTATAATGAATGGTGGTAATAGACCACTTGGATGGCAGGATGGAGAGCCTGGACCACAGGGACCTTATTACTGTGGAGTAGGTGCAAGTAAAGTTGCTGGTCGTAAGGTGGTATCTGATCACATGATTAAATGCATTAATGCAGAGATTAATATTACTGGAACAAATGCTGAAGTTGCCTTAGGTCAATGGGAATATCAAGTGTTTAGTAAAGGTGCAAAGAATGCTGGAGATGATCTTTGGATGAGTAGATATATATTAGAGAGAGTTGCAGAAGAACATGGTTATGATATTAATATCCAACCTAAACCTCGTAAGGGTGATTGGAATGGTAGTGGAATGCATACAAACTTCTCTACAGATGAGATGAGGAATGGTGCAAGGTTAGGTACATTTACAGATATACTCAGTAAGATGCATGACAGACATGCAGAACATATAGCTGTTTATGGTAAACATAATGAAGAGAGATTGACAGGTAAACATGAGACTGCTTCTATTGATCAGTTTACATATGGTGAAGGCAATAGAGGAGCTAGTGTGAGAATACCTCTTGAGACAATTGAGTCTGGTTATACCTCAGGTTACTTAGAAGATAGAAGACCTGCAAGTAATGCTAACCCATATGACATCACAAAAGTTATTATAGATACTGTGTACAAATGAGCAAAACTATGATATAATATAACTATTATAGATATAACTAGATTATTATGAATATTGAACAAGTATTAGAGATGTGGAAGGAAGATTCCATAATAGATGATTTGAAATTAGATGACACTACTGTCAGGATGGCACGCGTACATAGTAAGTACTTAGAGTTAATTACTATATCTAAGATGCGTAGAAAGAAAAAAGATCTTGATTATAAAACATTGTTAAAAGATAAATGGTTATACTATAATGGTAAACTATCTAAAGATCAGATAGATGCATTCAAATGGGAATACGATCCTTTCGGTGGTCTTAATAAACCACTGAAAGGTGACATGAACTATTATTATGATGCAGATCTTGATATCCAAAAAGCTCAAGCAGCACTTGAATATGATAAGGTTCTTATTGAAACATTAGAAGAAATCATGAGTACAATACGATGGAGACATCAGAATATTGGTAACATAATTAAATGGAGATCCTTTGAAGCTGGTGTTTAATGGAAGAAATAACAGTACAGACTAAAGATAATGCCTTTATCTATGTAGATTGTGACGATAAAGGAATCATACAAGAACTAGCAGAGTATTTTACATTCTTTGTTCCTGGTTATAAATTCATGCCTCAATTCCGTAATAAGTTATGGGATGGTAAGGTAAGACTACTTAATCTCAGAGACCAGTCTATATACGCTGGTCTATACAAATATATTGCAGCATTCGCTGCAGAAAGAAATATAAAATGTACAGTTATACCAAGTGCAAAGCTTGGTTATAATCTACCTAATGTCCATGTTAATGTTGACATGTCTTTTATAGACGAGTATGTATTACCATTTGCACCAAGAGATTATCAATTAGAAGCAGTACAACATGCGCTTGAGAATAGAAAAGCATTAATGGTATCTCCTACAGCCTCAGGTAAATCATATATTATATACCTTATGATGAGATATTTCTTAGATATGAGTTATGATTTAGAGGCTGATAAAGTATTATTGATTGTACCTACCACATCACTTGTTAAACAAATGGTGGGAGACTTTGCGAAGTACTCAGAGAATGATCCTAACTTTGATGTCAATGAATGTCATGAGATTATGGCAGGTTTAGATAAAGGTCATAAGACGAAAAGAATATATGTGTCTACATGGCAGTCAATATACAAAATGCAGAAAGGTTATTTCCAGCAGTTTGGTATGGTGATCGGTGACGAAGCTCATGGATTTAAAGCTAAATCATTAACGAGTATTCTTACTAAATGCACAGAAGCTGGATATCGATATGGCTTAACAGGTACATTAGATGGTACACAAACACATAAGCTTGTCCTCGAAGGTTTGTTTGGACCACATAAGAATATCACAACAAGTAAAGAGCTAATCGATCGTGGTGATCTTGCCAATATAAAGATTGATATATTATTGCTTAAACACAAAGAGGAACATTGTAAAGAAGTAAGTAAGATGAAATACCAAGATGAGGTAGATTGGATTGTTACATCATCTAAACGAAATAACTTTATAAAGAATTTAGCTATAGATCTTAAAGGTAATACATTAGTATTATTTCAATACGTGGAGAAGCATGGTGAACCGCTGTTTAGATTAATCAATAGTGAAACAGATAAAGATAGAAAAGTATTCTATGTGAGTGGTAAGACACCAGCTGACAC